ATGACCCAACTACTAAGTTTCCTATAGGTCTACTTGTGCGCATGGATGGCATCTCAGAATGGCTCACACGGCATCCTGAAGTGGATAAGTGGGCTGTAGTAGATGATTATGCGCTTCCTGTTCCCAATGCGGTAAAAGTTGATTTCAATATAGGAATCACTTTGGATAATTTTGAAGCCCTAGCAAGTAAATTTGGAGAAATGTATAATAATGGAATTGTTAAGAAAATCGGCTAGTAGACGACGATCAAATCCATATCCAATAATGATTGCTGATGCTGTTCATGAGCAAATTCGGGAGACTGGAGATTATCAGGAAATGGGTGACCAAGCCTATTATGATGTAAGCAATCTCTCTAGATTTTTAGGTGAAATTGTTCAACTTCTTCATGAACGCCATGTTCTTTTAGATGGTGATGTTCTTAGGTTATTTACTAGATTTGATGAATATAAAGGGGCACCAAAAGACACATGATCTATGAATTAGTAGAAGCAAACGATTCATCACTTATAACAAAAGCTGAACGATTTGATTTTTCAAATCCTCCAACTGATCCTGTTCAGTTGGCTAAAGATTTGACAGAGACAATGATCCATTACAAAGGATTTGGACTCGCAGCTAATCAATGCGGCCTACCTTATAGCTGCTTTGTGATGCACAGCAATCCAATCATTTGTTGTTTCAATCCAAGGATTGTTGATCAAGCTACAGAAATCATTAAGATGGTGGAAGGTTGTTTAACATTTCCAGGGATGTTTTTGAACATCAAGCGGCCTCGTACAATCAAAGTTCGTTATACACAACCAAATGGAGAAACCCTAACAAAAGAATTTGATGGAATGACGGCAAGAGTTTATCAGCATGAATTAGATCATTTGAATGGTGTTATCTATACAGCGCATGTAACAAAACTAGAATTAGATATTGCAAAACGAAAATCAAGAAAATTGTTGAGAAAAAAATAATGGAAAAGCCTCCATTTGCTCCACTACATCATAAAATTGCTTTAGAAAAACAAGGTAAAGAAAAAATAAACCTTCAAGGTATTGATCCAAATAAGGATCATTTGATTTACCTAGCATCTCCTTTCACACATGAAAATACAAATGTTGAACATCACAGATTTATTCAGGCTGAAGTAATAACAGCCTTGATATTGAAAAACAACTTTAATGTGTTTTCTCCTATAGTGCATTGTTATGAAATCGCAAAGAAGTTCACTCTCCCAAGCCATTTTGAATTTTGGGCGAAATATGATGAAGCGATGTTAAAGCGCTGCACTCATGTTGTTATTCTGGATATTGAAGGATGGGAAATATCAAAAGGTGTTGCGAATGAAAAGAGATTAGCAGAAAAGTATAATATACCGATTCTCAGATGGTCACAAATCGTAGATTAGTTGAAAAAGCTGGCCCAAATTTTTACCCTACGCCAGCATGGGGAACAATTGCTCTTTTACACCATGTAACTTTTCATGGGTCTATTCTTGAACCTTGTTGCGGAAAGGGGGCAATGTCGGAAGAGCTTATACGACAATATGGGCCTGATCGTGTAACGTCTTCTGACAAATATGATTATGGATATGGAGAAGTAAAGGATTTTTTTGATATTCATAAACCATATGATAATATCGTAACAAATCCTCCATTCAATATAGCAGAAGATATTTTATATCATGCTCTTCATATTGCTAATGAAAAGGTTGCATTACTTTTGCGTCTGGCATTTTTAGAAGGACAAAAACGATACTACAAGATTTTTCAATATCATCCTCCAAGTGAAGTTTTAGTTTTTTCCGAACGGTTATCAATGTATCCTGATGGCTATCCTGTAAAAAGCGGCGGAACTACATCTTATGGATGGTTTATTTGGGAAAAAAGACATAATGATATTTCAAATATTTCACATTACATTCCACCAAATATTAGATGGATAGCTCCAGGGTTCAAGAACAAGGAATAGTCACACAAATGGCAATTGATTGGATAAATGTAACAGAAGTAGTAAATGCTTTACCAAGAGGATTTAGATATATGAGCCCAAATTACACTAGCAAGTATAAATACAACGAAGATCAGATGATTCAACAAATTAATGATTACATTGAATCAACTTATTCCGAGCACTATTTCGGAAAGAACGGCCTTCAGGTGTTTGATTTATGGGAAGCTTTAGACGATGATCCTGCGCCCATCCATAGGAACATGGCAATCAAGTATCTTTACCGTTATGGAAAGAAGGCAGGCTTCAACAAAAAAGACCTATTTAAGACTATACATTACTGTCTGATGCTGCTATACTACCATGACAAGCTGAAGCGTGATGAAGTCAAGAAGGAATCTACGGATGATAATCATAGTAACTCTGAACAAGGATCAGCCCCTTCAGGATGATGAGGATAAGGTTACGGACTTTGTAACTGCTAAGCATGGATTTACGCTTACTGCTAGGGATGCTCTTATTGGAAAACTTGATTTGGAATTTGCTACAATCAACAGTGTTTTAGAAGATGATATTAGCCTTATGCAAAGAGATTTACAAGCTTTGATTGAAGATGAAAAATTGATAGTGCTTATTGCTGATGAATAAACTATAAAGGAGTATTGCTATAGAAATAAAGATTTCTGGGGAAGAATTACAAAAAAGGAAATTGTTTTTAGGTTTACCTTGTTATGCAGGTCAATGTGCAGCGGTTTTTGCTCGCTCTCTCATGGACCTTTCTTCTCTTTGCACGCGATATAATATCCCCCTCAATGCTTACTTCTTAATGAATGAAAGCTTGATTACTCGTGCAAGAGCTTATATCTGCGATGAATTTATGCGATCAGAATTTACTCATCTCATGTTTATTGACAGTGATATTGGTTTCAATCCTAATGATGTGATTGCTTTGTTGGCTTTGTGTTCTGATGACTCTCCTTATGATGTTATTGGCGGTCCATATCCAAAGAAGTGTATTTCTTGGGAGAAAATCAAACAAGCTGTTGATAAAGGACTCGCAGACAATAACCCAAATGATTTAGAAAAGTATGTTGGCGATTATGTTTTCAATCCTAAGAATACAGGCCAACAGAATATTGCTATTTCTGAACCGGCTGAAGTTCTAGAAATTGGCACTGGTTTCATGATGATCAAGAAAGCGACATTGGAAAAGTATAAAGAAGCCTATCCACATTTGATGTATCGCCCTGATCATGTGAGAACAGCACAGTTTGATGGTTCCCGAGAAATCATGATGTATTTTGATGCTGCTATTGATCCTGACTCAAAACGGTATTTGAGCGAGGATTACAAATTTTGCTACGACGTGGGCAAGATGGGCGGCAAGGTATGGTTGTGCCCCTGGATGCAGCTGTCGCACGTAGGAGCCTATACGTTTGGTGGCTCTTTGGCCGATATTGCGATGGCTGGTGTATCCCCGACCGCAGACCCAAGCAAGCTAGGTGGTAAGAGATGAGTACGGGGTATAGGGCGAGATGGGAACGCGGCAGTCTGCAAAACTGTGATGAGCAGGTTCGATTCCTGTTATATCCTCCATCATTACCTCTTGTTTTTACTGTGTTGGTTTTCTTTACACCATTTGTTCTTGGAACAGTTTTTATTATGTCAATTGGAATAACAAAAAATGCAATTAAATCCAAAAACACTAACAGTTATTAAATCATTTTCTCTTCTGAATAATTCATTATTGTTTCCAGTAGGAGATTCCTTAGAGACTATATCAATTTCAAAAGCGATGTTTGCTCGGGCGAAACTTGAACAATCTTTTGATAAGCGCTTTGCAATTGCTGATTTGTCGCGTTTTTTGAGTGTTCTTTCTCTATTCAAAGTACCTGAGTTATCCTTTGAGAAAACACAGGTGAAAATTTTTTCAGGTAAGCAGAGAATCAACTATACATATGCTGATGAAGATGCTATATTAAAACCACCTGCAAAACGTATCGTTATGCCGGCGAAGGATGTTGTTCTAACGCTGTCAGAAGCGAATCTAAAGGCTCTGTTGAGCGCGACAAGTGCTTTGTCTGCGCCAAATATAGCGATAGCTGGGGACGAAGGAAAAATCCATGTCCAAGCTCTTGACATACGTGATCCAAGAGGTGACTCATTCTCTCTTGAAATTGGGGAAACAGATAAGGTATTTTTGGCGGTCTTCAAGTCGGAATATCTGTATAAGATTATTCCCAAAGAGTATAGCATAACAATAGCTGCCAAGGGTCTTAGCCATTTTCAAACAGACGATTTAGAGTATTATATCGCTCTGGAAGAAAAGAACTCAAAGTTCTAAAAGGTGAAATGATATGGCCCAACTCTCCTTTGATAAAGCTTTCAATTATTTGAAAGAAGGAGGGATGGTCACTCGCGAAAAATGGACCGCTGTAAAAGGTATATTTTTGAAAGATAATATACTTTGGACATTAGAACGTGATGATTCAAAACGTATTGTATATACTTTAAGTTATAATGACATATTCGGGGATGATTGGGTATTTGTTATTGGAGAAAATACTGACAATGAAACAGATGAAAGCAATTCTTCTAAGTGTCGGCCTAATACTAAGTGCAACCAGTGCCATAGCTCATGACGCCCCTTCGGGCTGGCAATATCCTATGGAATGTTGCCATTCTATGGATTGTGGACCTATTACCGATAGTTCATTTACAAAACCGCAAACCCCCATAGAATTGCCACAAATGGTTGTAACAACTAAGCACGGTACGGTTGTTGTTCCGCATAATTTTCCTTATAGAAAATCTGGGGATTCTAAACCCCATGCTTGTATGCGCCCTGGACCTTGGGTAGATGGTATGCAAGCGATGCGTCTTATTTGCCTATTCTTTCCAGATGGGATGTGAAATCATGGAATATATGTTTGTTTCATCCTTGACTGGCGTATTGACGGTTACGGCCTTAGGGATAGCATATGCATCTGGTGCCGCGTCTTTTATAGCTTGTGGTTGGACTCTAATGGCAGTTTTTGTAATCATGTTTTGCCTCGGGATGCTTTGGTAAACTATGCAAAAGAAGGGGAAAAACATGGCCGTAGTACGCATCAACATAGAAACGTTGCTGGAAGACTATCATGCTGAAGAAATCCATGTAGCTTTTGGAAACGAAGAGCATGATAAAACATTCCGTGAAATCCGACTCAATAAAGCGATGATTGAGGAAGATGGGATTCTGGATTGTTTTACAAAGAATATTTCTAATACTGGAGAAATCAAGACTGTTACAGTTGTATCCCTACCTGAAGGAAGTTCGTTGAATCAACTCAAGCAAAATTATAAGAAGATTGGTTTGATGAACGATAATGGGGAATGGAAGAAACGAAACCTTGGATAATATATGCTTCGCGATGAGTATTTGTGGTGCGAGCGTTTCCGCCCCAAAAAAGTAGCCGATGCTATTTTACCAGAACGCATTAAGACTCTTTTCCTAAACTATGTCAAAGTCAAAAATATTCCACACTTGATTTTGTGTGGCTCCCCTGGTATTGGCAAAACGTCAGCTGCGAGGGCCATGCTAGATGAGTTGGATTGTGATTATAAGTTCCTTAACGCTTCTCTTGATAGAAATATTGATACTTTACGCAATGACATACTCAATTATGCTTCTGCTGTTTCGTTTTCTGGAGGCATAAAATACGTCATTCTTGACGAAGCTGATAATCTCAATGCTAATTCTTTTCAGCCCGCTCTCCGTGGTTTTATGGATATGTATGGAAATAATTGCGGGTTTCTTTTTACTTGCAATTATCCTGGCAAGATCATTGAACCGCTCCATTCCAGATGTAAGACTGTAGATTTCAGTATAGAGCCCAATGAAAGAGTTGATCTAGCCTGTCAGTTCCTAGATCGGGTTATCTCTATCCTAGAGCAAGAGAAAGTTGAATACGATAAGACGATTCTTGCTAAGGTAATTGAGAGACGCTTTCCTGACTGGCGCAAGATGTTGATGGAATTGCAAGGCTATGCCGGTTCTGGTAAGATTGATGCTGGTATTCTTAGTAACTACACTGACATTTCTCTGAAGAAGCTAGTTGGATATTTGAAAGAGCAGAATTTCACAGAGATACGAAAATGGGTTGCTGAAAATTCCATGGATGTGAATGATTTCTATCGCAATCTTTATGATAATCTGTTATCAAGCTTGACGAAAATAGGTCAACCCATGGCAATCCTGCTCTTGGCAAAATATGAGTATGAAGCCGCGTTTTCCCTCAACCATGAGATAAACATGTCGGCATGCCTTGTGGACCTGATGTTGCGCTTGAAAGGAGAATGGTTATGAGGAAAGAAGACTTACTTTGGTTGATGATTGTTTGCATCGCTCTGGTATTTTTAGCTGGTTGTGCTGATCCCATACCTCAAGATAAGCAAATCAAAACAACTAATCCACAATATCAAGTGGACTTACTTTTTAAGATTAATGGTTGTGATATGTATCGTTTCATTGATGGACAACACATTTGGTTTTTAATGTGCCCTAATAACCAGCCGAAAACAGTGTGGCAAGAAAATTGTGGTAAGGGTTGTATTCGTCAAAATGGGGTGGAAACAAAATGATGACAACAAAAAAACAACAGATGTGCGAAGATGTTTATGCGCTAGGAGATTATATTTGTGATGTGGTGGAAGCAAAAAAGAAGCTGGAAGAAAAAAAACGAACTGTTCCTTCCTATATTCCAGTAGGAAAACCAGAAGATTATTATGCCATAGAATTATCGGAGTATAAGCAAGCATGTTGGGATTTTTTTACAAAATTAGAGACTTTTTTTATAAAGACATAACTTGTGGTATGTGCGGCCGAATCCATATTAAGTATGATGAAATAGAGTATCTGGCCAAGAATGATGAGGGCGAGCAGCAAGTCTATAAGATGAATATTTGTAATGAATGCTACCATACTCTTGATTATTTGAAAGATCGTAAGTGGCAGAAAACACAGAAGAGCTAGACAGGTATCGCTTTATCAATAGTATAAACGTCAAGAAGGACGATCTTCGCGACGATGAGCGGATTGATAAGGACTATGCTCCATATTTCATTAATCTCATGCTATCCTACCACAAAGACACCCTTTTTCATGCCTATAATATGGATCGGAACCATCAGATTCCGGCCAGAAATCAGTATATCTATCTCCTAAATACAGTCAGGCCAAGGAAACGATTTACGAAAATACATCGTTCAGAAAAACTAGATGATGTGACTTTGATTCAAACCTTCTTTGGTTATAATATAAAAAAAGCAAAAGAAACTCTAGCTATTCTCACGCCTGAACAAATCAAAGAAATCAAACAGCGGTGTAATAGGGGAGGTTTGAAAAAAGAATTAGAAGGATGACATGTTAACTAATGGTTTAGGTGTTGAGATTAAATTCAATGATAAAAATGATTTCCTGAAG